CCCTCGTCTGGGTTGTACACAGCTTCCTTGATTTTGCTCACATTCTCTGCAAGCTCTTCTTGCTTGTCTATCAGGGTTTCGATCCTGCTCGTTAGCTCTGTTAGAGCAACTGCAATTTGTCCCTCGTTTTCCAAGTCCGACATTGTTCGGTGCCTCCACGTTTACCTCGCTGTCCTAACTAGTATCATATTTCTATAATGGCGTGACTGGTCGTGATTAGCGTACCGGCTGCCGATGCTGCATTTTGAAGCGCCGTTCGCGTAACTTTCAAAGGATCAATGATTCCGGCATCATACATATCTACAGTTGAAAAGTCTCGAAAATTGAAGCCAGAGTTTTTTTTGGCTTTTTGAATTTTAGCCTCGATCAGGTCTGGGCTCTGGCCTGCGTTGGTCGCCATCTGTCGTATGGGAGCCACCACCGCCTTCTTAACTATCTCTACGCCTAAAGCTTGATCCTCGTTATCGGTGACTACCTTAAGGTGTTTCGAGGCTCGCAGCAGTGCCACTCCGCCTCCTGGCACTATCCCTTCTTCTTGGGCCGCCTTGACGGCTTCTAGCGCATCTTCTATGCGATGCTACTTCTCTGTCATCTCTACCTCGGTGGCTGCACCAACATTAATGACCGCAACCCCGTCAGCAAGCTTGGTGATGCGATTTTGAATTTCTTCGCACTCTCGTAAATCCTCAGTTTGTTGAAGTTGATTCTTAAGAAGATTGATGCTCTTGTCTATCTCCTCAAAACTCCCTTTGCCGCCAACTATTGTCGTTAAAATCTTAGTAATATCTATAGACTTACACTGTCCGAAGTCGGTGAGCTTTACATTGCGAAGGCTACTTGTGGCATCTCTCGCAATAAAGGTTGCCCCTGTGGACACAGCTAAATCGCTCAACATGTTCCTTCTAGCCTCGCCATAAAGGGGGGCTTTAACTGCTGCTATCTTCATTGTGCCGCGGACGGTGTTCATAATTAACGCTGCTAGTGCCTGTCCCTCTATTTCTTCTGCAAATATTATTAGAGGCCTTCCGTCACGTGAGACTATTTCTAAAACCGGTAGGATTTGTTCCACTGTATCTATCCTGGCGTCGGTGACCAACAACAGCGGGCTGTCGTGCTTCACTGCGCCGCGTCGTTCGTCAGTTACAAACGCCGATGCCGCATAGCCCGCGGGCATTCTGAAGCCCTCTATCACGTCCAGAGAGGTTTCCATGGACCTTGCCTCCTCTACGGTAATGGCACCATCTGCGCCGGCTTTATCAATGGCTGTTGCGACAAGTTTGCCAATCAACGGATCGTTATTTGCTGAAATGGTTGCGATGTTTTCAACGTCCTCCAGGCTTGTGATGGGCGTGGAAAGTTCTTTTAAGTTCTCAACAATAACCTCCACCGCTTTATCGATGCCTCGTTTAAGTTCGATGGGCGAGGCGCCGGCTGTAAGATACTTTTGCGCCTGGCTAAAAATTTCTCTTGCGAGGACTGTCGCTGTGGTTGTGCCGTCTCCGGCTACCGTACTGGTCTCGCTGGCGGCTTGCTTAAGAATTTGTGCAGCTGCGTTCTCAAACTCATCATCTAGATGAACAAAAACCGAAACAGTTACTCCATCCTTAGTAATGAAAGGCTCTTTGCCTTTCTCTTGAAGAATTACATTTCTTCCCTTGGGACCTAGTGTGGTCGCTACATTGTCTGCTAACTTATTTACTCCGTTTAGAAGCTTTTCATTCAGGACACGCCGGTCCTCAAACTTACACGTCGCCATTCATCCTCCGAGTTATATGATTATTATAACACATTTATTTGCAATGTCAAACTATTTTATTCTTCTGCTGCCTGGGGGAGAACTTCTTCTTCCTTGCGCGTAGTTATTTCCGCATCCACATTGCCTTTAAGCTCTACACACTCCTCAGAGGCATGTTGGCCCGCTCCGAGATCGTTCTGGGTGTATAACAACTGTAGCTGAGCCATTAGTTTATCGACACTTACAAAAACGGGCATTAGGCGCGCCTGGATGTCTTTGTTATATAAATTAATTGCCTCATAAATAGAGCGTTTATCTAGTGTAAGCTCGTCAATAAAATATGAAGTTCCCCCAAAGGTAACCTTCTCCTGGGGAATACTGAACTGAGACTTTTCTTCGGAACCTTTTGCGGAATTTAGGACTAGCGTGTAAAAGTCGGGGCCATTGGCTTTCGCCCACGCAACAAAGTTTTGTCGTTCAATGTCGTTAAGTCCCGCCAGAGTTCCCGCCTGGGCGATGGCCAGCTTTTCAGCCGCCGATTTTTGTGCCTTCTCGCTAGGAGTCTTTGAATATGCAAAGCCGCCCGTGCTAAAGCGACCAGAGACGCGTGATAACTGAGGGACCGCTTTGGTAAAGGCGTGGTGAAGGATCCTGGATGCGACTTCGTATTCCTTTTCGTTAGGTGGGCCCGCTACTAAAACGTCTAAGGCGGCGTCAATGTGGGGCTGTCCAATCTTTAGCACGCCCGAATGGCCGACTCCCGTCGGGGCGGCCTCGAGGCCCGTCCACGCTGGACCATTACTGATGCTAATATTCGTGGCATGCTTATACATGCTTTTAAGAAGCTTATGTTGACTCTTAAGGTATCCTGCCGCGGCGACGACGTAGGGAAGTGAGGAGTTCCAAAGTTCTCTGCGGCCGGCCAGGGAGGTCGTAAGATTTGGCGCAGTATCTCCGTCCGCCATTACTTGAGCGTCTTCGAGGAACTTTGGGTATACCCCTAGCGCAGGCTGAATCTTTATCACTTCCTTCCTGAACCGATCCGCTACGGCGGCTTCATCCTCGCGCTCTTCGGGGCCCGGCTTATACTCTCCGACCCGCTTCTTGGACTTCTCCCCGCTCGCTTCCTCCGCCGGGGCCGCGGCTTGAGCTGAAAGTGCATGCTTATACTGGACCGGATCGATAACAATAAACTTGCCCACCCAGTCAATAAAATTTTCAATGTTGATATTGAATTCATAAAAGCCCACTTGTGCTGCGTCCGCGTGTACCGCAGCAAGCACATAGTCTATCCCGCGATCGGGGAACTTAGATATGTGATTTGCAAGATTTTTAAGAGATCCCTTGATGGGGGTTTTGCCTTTTCCGCCGGTGAGTCTTTTAAGCGAGACAGGATCACCAGCGCCACCTTCGTAGTCAACGATAGGAAGGGTGCCGCCCGTCTCATCGCTGTTCTCTACAATCTGCCTTCCTTTCATAAGGCCCGCAAGAAAGGCTTCCAAAAGGAACCCGCTTCCGGACGGAGAATAATCTTTAAAAACCTCTGACATACATTTAAGGAAGGTTACGAAAGATAAAATCTCATCGACCGAGCGCGTCTCATCATATTCCGTCATAAAGCGCTTTACATTGTTGAGCTTCTCTCGGAGAGACTTCCCTCCGACACCACTCATGGAGCGTATAAATGCCTGGCGTGTTTTGTTTTTGTCTTTTACCTCGCCAATCTCCTCAGTAATATTGGGAGTATAAATGGAGTCAAAGAACTTGGCAGCGGAAAAACCCTTTACTCCTTCTGTGAGAAGGTTTGGGTCCTGGTTCTCCACTATCGGAAGGCCGGCCTCTTCCATCGACCCCATCACCTCCTCAATGAGTGTAACAATGCTTTCAAAGCCAAAGATGTTTCTCTTCTCCTTGAAGTGGCTCTCCACTATCTGATCAAAGTCGTTAGTCATAATATAAGCTCCTGATATAATTAGACGATTATATCCGCAATCCCCATTTCAACCGCTTCTTCTGCGCTGAAGTATGAGTCGAGATTTTTAGATACGATCTTCTTTAGTTGTTTCATTGTCAGCCCTGTTTCATCCACGAGAGCCCGAAACATCATTTGTTCTATGATCTCCGCCTCTTTGAAGCTGGCTTCGATGCTGTGTAAGCTCCCACTTTCGCCAGTTAGTACGCGATGGAGCATTATGCGACAGTTCTTTCCAATGCGTCGCTCCCCTTTGGTGCCCGCCGCCAATAATAACACGCCGGCAGATAAAACTTTTCCTATGCCGACCGTGTGAATGGGAGTTTCCTCACGAACCAGTCTCATGATGTCATAGATAGCAAACATTTCTGCAACGGTGCCGCCTCCGGTTGCAATATAAAAGTCGATCGGGAGCACAACGACTTCTCCGTCTTCCCCTGTAGTGCCCTCCTTAGTATAATGATAGTGGAGTAGACCCCCCAAAAGCTCCTGTGTTTGTTCTTCGCTAATATCACCGTAAATATTTAATACTTTCGGCTCGGGAGGGTCACTCTCCACCTCAAATTCTATTGTCTCTTCTTCCTCTTCTTCTGCTTTAGCCACTAGTTAGCCTTTCTTTTATAGTTACTGCCGAGCTTCGTTAGTTTAGGTTTATCGTTACGGTTATATTCTACCAGATCATACGAAAAATTTCTAGCCCATTTTACCCATTCCTCCAAAGAATCAAAATCTTTAGTAGCTAAGATGGTAAATTTATCTGCTTCCTTGTTGAATCCATCGCCATAAACTCTCCATTCCTTTTCAATTTCTTTAAGAAGACGTTGAAAATTTCTTTGACCAGGAATGTTATCTATCTGAAGTTTGTAACGGTAGCTGTCATTGTATCTATAATCCTCTTTCCAGGCGCTGGCTTTTATTTCTTCCACTGTTATTCCTCCTCGCGCATCTCATTAAGTTGATGCATCGCCTCTTTCCAATTAGTAAACTTGAGTACAAAAGAGAATACTTTAGGCGAATGAGTCAAAATAGTTTGTACTATCGATTCTTTCCAGCTGTTCATGATCTGCTTATCTACATCCATAAAATCTCGAATTTGTTTCTTGTCAAAGCCTGCCTCTTTTAGGTGTTTATACTTAATTTCTTGCAAAAAAGCTGCGTCCTCATGTATCTTGGCACACAATAAAAGGCACCGGTAGATGGTGCGCTCGACAACCCGAGCAGCGTGTGAAACTTCAAAAAATTGTGTAGCAAATTTACATGAAAACACCCCAAAAAGATAGACACAAACCAGTATGGCTGTTTGTAAGTCGGTTAGTTCCATGCTCCCTCCAATAAAAAACCGCGAGATTTCTCTCACGGTTCTATTATAACAACTTATATTCTATTTGTCAATGATTACTTTTTCTTTTGGAGAGCTTCCCTTACAATTCTCTTAGCAACGCGCTTGGTAATTGTATTAATCATTTCCTGGAGAGGGAGTTCCTCATCGCCGAGAGGCAGTTCGCCTTCGGGCGGAAGGGGCTCTTCCTCGGGGCCCAAGTCTAGCTCTTCGTCGTCTTCGTCCTGCTCAACTTCTACTTCATCGCCTAGCACATCTTCTAGTGCCACTTCTAGAGCAGCGAGAAAATCATCAACACTTACTTCGCGACCGCCGCCTTCTAGTCCTTCTAGGTCTTCTTCACCTTCGGGGGGTAGTTCGTCTAGCGGATCTTCGGGGGGTAGTTCGTCTAGCGGATCCAAGCCCTCTTCCTCGGGGGGTAGCTCCTCACGGAGGCGTTGGCCGGCGCGCCCGTTATCGTCTGGTCGACCGTAACCCGCGGCGCCTTCACCTCGGCCTCTGCCGTGTGATTCTTTGACTCCCTGAACATCCACTTCGTGCTCAACTTCTCCACTGGAGAGAGAGCCAGGCTTAAGTTTGAGCTTGCCTTTCTTGTATGTCGCAACAGACCGATCTGGGTTGTCGCGCAGTTCTTTCTCAGCAGCGCGTCTGGGTGCGGCAGCCTTCCCCTGCGCCTGGCGCACGGTGCTTATTCCCTTTTCTAGATCAGCGACGCTTGACATGGGCTTCGTACTCTTCAGCTTTACGTTTTTGCCGCCTTCGCCGGACCTAGCCGCGCGGTTGCGGGCTGCGGCATCAGATTCCTCCTCGGCCTCGGGCTCCTCCGGCGGCGGTGCTTGGCCAGGACCTGAGTCATCATCCCAGTCCACGGACGCATCGGCTTCATTAAGGCCGTGTACAAACCCTGGAGTGAGTGGCGCTAAATTGGCCAGCTTCATGAATTGCCGGACCTGAGCCTCAGTAAGTAGATTTCCTTTTTTACCCATTGCGATATTCTCCTAAAAACAAACGACCGTTGCTACATTTAATTAGTATCTGTCAAACATAACGACGCTTTTTATTTTGTTCAAAGTGGCGTCAACTATTTGTTTTGCCCTCACAATACTAATGTGATGACGAGCTGCGACTTCTTTTAACGTCATGGGCCCGTGCTTGTTAACTGCTATGAGGGTACAATTATTATCCTCTGGGTAATCTATCCACATTCGGCATTCTTCCTCTGTACAGCACACTTCTCTTAACAAGCAACGTTTAGAACATTCTCTCATAACTCTGGTATCTCCTCTTCTATTAAATCAAATATATTCTCTACATCTTCTTTCGTAATCCCCAACTCTTTCATTAAATCTTTTCCATCTTCTCGTAACTTTTTTGATCTCCTTAGCTTAGCCTTTGACATTAACCCTTCATTCTCGCGATAATGATCTAGAAACTCCATAAACTTTTCATTCTTTTCGAGCAGCGATAACGTACACGCCCTGAAGAATTCGCTTTGTGTAGCAAACCCTTCGTAGTATAATCTTATTTTCAACTCTTCGTGTATACGAGGATGAAGAAAAAAACTCACTGGTGTCGAATCGCTTTTCATCGGTTTAGTATATGCGTTGAACTTTCTGTCTGTCCGGCTGGAGATTGAATAATAAACTGTACTTTCTCCTGTAACTCTGAGATAGACCGCGCGCCAGAGTATGATAAGCCGCTTCGTATGCCTCTAGCTAATTCGGCTATCACATCGGCAACCGGTCCACGATGCGGAACTACTGTAGAGATGCCTTCAAGCGAAGCGGTCTTGCCCCGCCACTCCAGTTGAGCATCTTTACTGGCCATCCCTCGGTAGGTCTTAAACTTGCCTTTTCTCGTCTCTATAATCTCGCCCGGACATTCATCAGATCCCGCCAGCAATGAACCCACCATGGCAAAGTCTGCCCCACAGGCAAGAGCCTTAACAATATCACCAGAACTCTTGAGTCCACCGTCAGCTATCACTTTAACATTCTCAAAGCGACCACTTTGTTTAACCATTCGAGTTGCCATTATTGATTCTAAAGTCGGTATGCCGTGACCAGTTTGAATACGAGTAGAACAGATACTTCCGCCTCCAACCCCAATGCGTATGCTATCCGCGCCCCACGTGGCCAAATCAATAAAGCCCTCAAGAGTGGCAACGTTCCCAGCCATAATGTGAACCGTGTCGCCAAAAAGATTGCGCAGCTTATGTAGCGCATTTTTCACCAGAACATGGTGTCCGTGAGCCACGTCAATACATAAGATACGTACGCCGGCTTCATATAGCGCCGTCGACCGGTCCAAATATTCTTCTGTGGTACCTATGGCAGCAGCAGCGCGGTGGCCGCACAATTTAATAACAGAGGCTGCGAGGCCAGATTGCTTTTCAATCGTATTATATCGATGAAGGACAGCTAGTCCCCCGTTGAAATTCATAGCAATTGCCATCTTATCGCCAGAAATAGTATCCATTGGGCTGGCAATAATTGGTAGATCGAAATGATTATGTTTGTCTAAATCAGCGCCTATCTCTATTTCAGCACGAGTTTCAATATCAGAGTATTGAGGCACTAATAAAATATCATCGTATGACACGGCTTGTTTAGTCAGCATTTATTTTCTCCATCGCATTGTCAACTTTCTTTTGGCAGTCGGGACAAGTTAATCTCATTACTTTTCTATCTTCATAAACTACGATGTGCCAAGTTTGCGCCATCTTTTTACTTTTCTTATCAAACGCGGCCTCACACAAGCAGCACTTTTCTGGCGTGTTTAAAAACAAACTTGTTCTTTGTTCCAACACTTGTTGTGTTCTCTTACGCTCCTTCTTACGTTTAGCGGTGTCTACTTTTCTTATCTTTGGTCTACTCATGTACGCTCCATCGGATAGAAGTCGGGCGTCAGCGCAATCGGTGGCTTGTAGAGCATATTAGAATGAAACACCACGACTGCCGACGGAAATGGAGCCGCGTTTTCGGAGCTGCCAAATTTTAATCGGCCGCGAACTAAATGAACCTCTTTTGCCCTCATCACATAGTCGTGCCACCATTTAGTATCAGTCCTGGCTGGAACAAGCATCACAACGACTGTGTTGTGCCTCTTAGATTCTTGGTATCCCTTTTTAAGCCACGCCCCAATGCCGCGCCCATAGGGAGGGTTCACAAAAACCGTGTGACCCTTCCAATCTTGCGCAAGACCATCATCCTCTTTAGTAAAATATTTTTTACACTTAGCGCTGGCCTCTGTCGCACACGGATCAAGAGTAAACTCAAACTGTTCATTTAGCTTGTCGAAAAATGCCTGGGGCGTGTCCCAGTCCCCGCTTTTGGAACTAAATCCCATAGCGCCTCCAGATTTTTTCCACAGGCTTCCTTTTGTAAGGTGTGACGCTTCAGGCTTCATCTGTACTTCCCAGCGCATCGGTGCCGCGCGCGCTTATAGTGACGGGATACTCGTAAAGCTCCCCTTCTTCGTTTTCCAATGCCTGGAACGATACCACAGGAAGCATAACCAATTGTGCTATCTTTGTGTAGGGTTCAATTAATTGAGTGTTGGAACCGACGTTGTGAAGATTAATAAACACTTCGCCGGCATACCCGGAGTCAATAACACATGCTCCCACGATTAGGCCGCGGGTAGCAGCCACGCTAGATCGGTTCTTAACCTCCAGCATATATCCATGAGGCACTTCAAATCTTAAACCGGTTTGAAGTAGCTTGTTTTCGCCCGGCGCTATTCGTAACACCGTGGTGGACCTGTCTGCCGGACAAAAATATACATCGAGGCCAGCGTCGCTGGGGTGTCCTCTCGTTGGTCTACTCACGTCTTTTCTCACGCGGTGGTATTGTACAATCATTTTATCTCCTATTCAAAATCAATGTTAACGTTAACTGTTATGTTAAACTTAGGTACTCGTATTTGGTTGGCCATGTTATGTTTCTGTGCCGCTGCCGCGTCCAAGAACCAATCAGCGTGGCCGCGCTCATGAATGAGATCCAGAAAGTAATCATCTTTCTTGCCGCAATTTCTGGCCATCATCTTATAAACTGTTTGGTTTAATCGCTCCGCTTCGGCTGCGTCTGCCTTAATCTCTTCCACCTTACCCCACACGGATGTTGAAACATCATGTATCATCAAAGTAGCGTCGGAGTCCATAAATCTCATTCCTTCATCTCCAAAAGAAAACAAAATCGCTCCGCAAGACATGGCCTTTCCTTCGACAATGGTGGCCACGGGAAGCTCGGCGTGTTTGATGGATGATATCATAGCCATTAAACTGTAGACCTGCCCACCATATGAATCTATAATAACCGGTATAACTGATTGACCGGTATTATGAGCGGCCGACACTCGATCAGCGAACTCCTTAGCCGCCTTATTATTAAATTCATTTACCCGTATGACAACCGGAGACTTTCGGAGTTCTACTTCTTTCAGGAGCGGGCTGCTGGTGATTGTTGTCTTCATTATATTCTCTCTGGGTTGTCTGAAAAATGAAGGTCTACTTCCGGCAAATAAAATTCTAGATATTCTTTCCAGCTGTCTTCGCTTTGTAAGTGGATGGCGATACTATTCTCATTGTTGAGTCGAAACGACCAAGCATCTACCTCTCTCAGCACATCCACCTTATTAATTACCAGATCTGTAACGCCATTAATCTTTATAGCCTTATTTAAAAGACTCAAATTGGTCCAGTTGCACTGTCGTGGTCGACCGGTTGTGGCCCCGTATTCTTGACCCGCTTCCTGGAGTCTGTCAAATATTTTACCACTCCCATGGAACTTCTTAGAGCCCACGTAGGTCTCGTATGCTTTAGCGACGCCCCACACCTTACGCACCGCAATGGGTGGAATTCCATTTAGAAGAGCCCCAGCCGTCGTACAATGGCTTGAAGTGACGTATGGGTAGTCGCCCCAGTCTATGTCCAGTCCGAAGCCTTGTGCGCCCTCACAGAGGACGCGAGCAGCAGGATAATTGTGTAATTCTTCATAAAGATCAACAACATAGTCCATTAGCGCCGGTATCATTTCGGCACGGATGCCGCAGCGCGCATACTTGTCTCGATAAGCAGGCCCGTTGCCACGCTTAGTTGTGCCGATTGCGTTCTCCTCAGTCTCTTCCTCTATGTGCTTGTCAGTAATAATGTGTGCATTCTTTGCTATCCTCACCAACTCGTTGCAGGGTATTCCATTCTCTTCTAACATTTCTATTTCCTTGAAGAATTGTTCCAGATTGACGACACAGCCAGCGCCGATAACAGACTTAACTCCGAAGAAAACACCGGCCGGGATGTGATGGGTTATAAATTTCTTCCCCTCGTGATAAATGGTGTGACCCGCATTGCAGCCGCCATTATAACGAAGACAATGTGTATAAGCTCCTTGGCGTAGTAGATGGTGGGTTATTTTACCCTTTCCACAGTCGCCGTATTGTAAATCAACTACTATATCTACTATCATCTTCCTTGCCCTCGATATCTCTTTTTATAACACTTGTTGCCTCCGTGCGTGCCCGGGGTACCGCGTTTGGTAAACTTACTGTTACCAATGCTTGTTTTCTTTTTAGTACTCCCTGGTTTCGTATTTCTTTTTCTTGCCATCCTTATTTCCTATCCTAACAATCTCAAGTTATGTTTGACTGACCTTGTGCTGAATCCCCATTGTTCATTATAATCTAGGCGCGCCATGTAAGGGCGGTTAACAAAAACTCTATCCCTCTCTGGTATTATACCCCAGCATCTAATCTTTGTCAACGCTGAATTTCCATCTATCGCAGTAATAATCAAATACGGCTTTCCGTTCTTTGTCAAGCGTTCGGTGACCTCTCTGGGAATAAACCATACTAATCCCAAATCTCGATCATATTCTGATATAGGCGGAACATATAACTCGTCTAGCCGACTCTTAATCTTGTGATCGATAACCAGATCCATTGGAAAGATACCCGTAAGACTTACGGTGTTCTCGATCTCTTCCTCGTGAGAGAAGTCACCTTCGGGGCCATAAATTTCTATGTTTTCTGAAAACTTCTTCTTGTTCTTTGGTCTATCTACTGCCACGGCCGACCAAAAATGTTTACGACCCGTAAAGCGCTCATCCATCAAGTTGTCCATTGCTCCGCTGCGCACCAACACATCTAACGCTTTCTTATTCAACTTAGAGTATATCACATCCGGATGGAAAATAGTATCCTCAATCGTATTAAATGGGCGATTGTTCAAGATCTGTTCAATGGCGGCATCGCCTAGGCCCTTTAGTGAGGACAGCGGCTGAATCAAAGTGCTTTTATCGTTGGGATCGATCTCCCAAACTTTTCCAGATGTATTGATGTCGGCTTTCCTAATATTAAAACCATAGCTCTTCGCAATATTAATGGCCTTTTCTTTCCTGGTCTCGGGCTCCTTATCTAGGAACGCCGCCATCCACTCCGGAGCATAGTAATTTAATAACCATGCGCACTGGAATGAAATAATAGAGTAGGAAACCGCATGAGATTTATTAAATCCATAACCAGAGAAGTACTCAAAAGTTTTCCATAGTTTGTCTGCTCTTGAGATCCTCATCCCCTTTTCTTGGCAACCTTCCACAAACTTTGCATAGAGTCTATTCTTAACTTCGTGACCCTTCCCGGTTCCCTTTTTCGTTAGAACTTTACGGAGCATGTTTCCTTCGTCCAGGCTTAGATCCTTGCCCAGCTTGTGGGCGAGCATCGCAATTTGTTCCTGAAAAATCAAGAACCCGAACGTCTCCTGTGTCTCTTCCTGAACGATGTCGTGGATATGTTCAATGTCGTCTGGATTATTCTTTGCGTCCACATACTGTTCGTGGACGTTGGCCGACAGAGGGCCCGGGCGGTAGATGGAAGTGATGGCCGCAAGATCAATCAAGCTTTCGGGTTGTGCCCGCTTACAAAAACTCTGTGCGGGCTGTTCTGTAAACTGAAAGATGCCCGCCCAATTTCCCTTCTTAAAGATGTTCTCGTATACCTCCTGATCATCAAAGTCCATCGTGTCAGGATGTAGGTGCTTACTGTAAAAATCTTTAACGTCCTCAAACGTGGGTTCGGCAATATTATAGTGCCTTCGAAGAACGTGTCGAACACATCCATCAATCATCCGTAGAGTAGAAAGTCCCAACAAGTCAAACTTAATAAACCCTAGCGGCTCCAAGTGGCGTACATGCTGACCCTCGGCCCAAGGAGCCTGTCGAACTCCGCCAGAGTTAATCAACGGCATGCGTTCGTCTAGATTCTCGGCCACCAGTATGCCACCAGCGTGCCGGGAGCAGGAGCGCACCTGTCCAACGAGCGCCTCGACGTGCGTCTTAACATTCGGATACTTTATTAGGAACCCGCGCAGGGATGGACTGAACTCCATAACCTCTTCCCACGTGGGATTATAGACGCCTGCCTTAATGTCATGCTTGCGCTTGGCATCGGGAGTGGCCTCTCTTACCATGACACTCGTTACCTTGTTAACTTCAATGAAAGGAATGTCATAGAACTTCCCAATGTCTTTAAGAAGAGAACGAAGTTGAAGAGTGTTCCAGTTGGAGATCGGCACGACAGTATTTTCGCCCCAGTCTTCAGCCAGTCGTTCCTTAAGCTCCATCGGTTCCGATACATCAAAATCAATATCGGGGTAGTCTGTAGCATCCCGGCGCAGAAATCTCTCAAAGAGAAGCCCCCACCGAATAGGATCAACCTGTGTAATATCTAACACATAAGCTACTAGAGATCCTGCTGCCGAGCCTCTGCCCGGGCCTGTCACCTGAACCTCATTAGCTTTGTCTACAATGGCCTTCATGGTCAAGAAGTATTTACTGAACCCTCGATCCTCAATAATTGCTAGCTCCATCTTCAATCTCTCGGTATACTCTGGGTCTTCGTGAAGCTTCTTTGTACGCAGGCTGTCGATCGCTAGCTTTTGAAGAGCTTCTTCCGCCGTAGCCCCTTCTGGCACCACAAAGTCCGGAAGCTTAATAGATGTGTCCGGCTGAAAATCATCAACCCGGCTAAAAGCAATATAATGAGTTTCCGTTAACGAATTCAGTATCAAGTCATCGTCATATTCTACTCCGCACGACTCTGAATACTTTTTGTACGACTCCCACATCTGATCACCGTTTTTGGGATATAGTTCATAGCCAATGGCGTCAGTGTCAATCGGTAGTTCGTTAGATAGATAGCCAGGACGCTTCGCGGATCCCAACCATCCAAGTCTCTTGTAAAGCTCTCGATCTTTCCATGCCGTCGGATTAGGATAATGGCTGTCGGCAGTAGAAATCAATGTAATATCATATTCGTTTTTCATTTGAATAATATATTTATTCAATTCATGCTGTTGGGGGATGTTGTTCCACTGTAACTCTCCGTACCAACGATCTCCAAAGATTCTCACCATATTCTCAGTGGTTGACCGCATCGCATTAAGTATTGCCTCTTCTCCGTCTTCGCGGTTACTCCAATAGTCGCCGGCGTATATTCCGCCTAGGCACGCACTGGAAGCAATTACTCCATCGCTGTACTTTTCCAGCATTTCATAGTCAACACGCGGATAACGATAAAAGTTTTCTTGTTTGTAACTCTCAGAGATTAGCTTAAAGATATTGCTCAAGCCAGTCTGATTTTGTGCTATAAGAACCATATGTCGGCGATGGTTGAGGAGGCTCCTGATAGCCTTTTTACTTTCTTCTTCATCCTCGATTGTGGTCCCGCTCATATCGTTGTTGAGCTTACGTGCCCCTTTGGCGTCTGCTTTTATTCTATCATATTCTTCACGCCACTCTTTGATACTAGGAATAAAATATGCCTCCACCCCGTAGATAGCCTTAAACTTCTTGCCCTGCGTCTTCATCTTCTTCAAGTGCAGAAGCTGGTGGCTAAAACCGTTCATGTTTCCGTGATCTGTCAACGCCAGTGCTTCGGCGCCATTCTCATAAGCAAAATCCATATGTTCTGGCGGGTATCCAATGGCATCAAAGATGCTTCCGGCCACGCTATGGGCATGTAGCCCCACGAATGGGATTGAGGGTTCTTTTCTATTCACTATCGTCTTCTCCTATGCTGATGTGACCTGTAACAAAACCATGGGGCCGACTAAGGTCCTTGATATGTCCAGATAGTATTAGTTTACAGTACTCTTCCCATTCTGTCAAGTCATAAAACCAAGAAACTTCTTTTATTAACGCATTGGATAAATCTGCGCCCTTAAAAACGTCTAACAACTTGAAATGTCTAGATTTTCTGCGCTCCGCGGGAGGGAGTAGTCGGCTAGGTATCTCTTCTCCTTCAAGTGGCGGATAGTACGAGCGGGAATTTGACTTGATGATATCTCTAGCTCGGCGCCACTCCAAAGTGTCAAAAGTAAAACCTAGTGGTAGCCCATCGCAAACTGTTTTACCGCCATGTGAAAAATAAAATGGCTTTTTGCCGCTCATTTTACCTCTTGCTTTTTTGACCTCTTCTGGATCAGACACTCCAAAAGGAAAACTTACGTAATACCTATCAGGTATCAGCCAACGACCGAGTCGTCTACAAACCCAGTACGCGACATTGGCACCATGAAGAATGGACCAGGCATAACAATCGTATTTATCCCGATGTTTGGGGTGTATTGGAACGTAATATATGGGAATGGATACATGCCCCTCTTTTGGATATCTAACATATTGGCCGGCCTCAATCGTATATAAATCTTCTACCCAGTCTCCCACCTTATATTTTATAAGAGGAGCAATATCATCGTTGCAGACTATCCATATGGATTCACACCCGGCGTAAGAACATTCAGCAATCGATTTTTCGATCAAATTAAAATCAGGCGCAAGAGGCATCAAAACATCATGGCCCGGCAAATTAAATTCTCCCGTTGAGGCCGCTAGCGGTATGATACCCGCCAAATGAAAAGACTTTTGATTTTGTGCCGCTATGTCCATTCTTTTGAAATATTACAACAAAAGATATTAGGCGCCAAACCATCACCAACAATAAAATCTTTTTTATGTTTATGGAGTTCTCGACGATTATGTTCTAAGACAACATTTAAATAACTGACTTTGTTTTTAATAATTCTTTTGTCTGCTTTTAATCCTTTCTCTCTAATGAGTCTTGTTGCGGCAAGTCGTGCCGCGGTTTCAGAATTTTCAAACTTTTCTAAATCATCAGCAGTAATATATGATTTCGCATAACAGTCTTTAAAAGCATGGGCGCCGTCGTGCCTGAGTGAAGTATAAAACACTAATTCGTTCACGAAAGAAGTTTTGTTCTCTAATTTATCAACAGTTTGTTTTGTGCCACGTTTGATATCAAACCAATCATATACAACGTAGTCGCTTACTTTTTCTTGAACCGGCATACCTTCCACCAGTTCCATGTCAAAGATATATAACTCTTTAAAATGTATTTTAATCATGCGATAAAACTCTGTTGTAATGTTGGCTGTATTCTTTTCGATCCGTATGTTTTCTATCATTGAAGGAATAGGAGTCAGTCCGCGCATTCCCAAATCAAATGTCAGGCGATACCACTTATCTTCTCTGCCTCTTTCTTCGATCGAATGTGGCGTTGTTAGTCCATTGACAAGAAGCATAGCATTGTTTGTTTCTGCAAACTGAAGTGCCTCAAGACTATATCCAATAACGAGCTTTTTTGTGTTTAACTCCGGCGCCTCTATGATAAAACCCCAATTACATGATTTTCTTTAATCACTGTAAAGGTTTCTCCATCATACTGAATATCACGAAGCATGTGCGCCTCCACAATCAATACACTGTCTTCTCTCCACCCTACCGCAGGAACAAGAACCCTTACAGCCGCAAACGGGCTCTCTGCCGAACGATAGTCTTCTGGAAGGAGCACTCCCGTTTCTTCTTTATTTTCTTTTAACACCTCTACATAGAGGTGATTATTCACCGGCGTAAACCTCATTTTTTCTCCAAATCTTCTATCGCTGCTTTGATCGCCTCCTCGGCTAAAACCGAGCAGTGTATTTTAACAGGAGGGAGCGATAATTCCTCCACGATGTCTGTATTTTTAATCTCGGCTGCCTCTTTTAGGGTTTTGCCTTTCACCCACTCTGTCGCTAAAGAAGAGGCGGCCATAGCAGAGCCGCATCCGAAGGTTTTAAACTTTGCTTCGCATATACACCCTTCATCGTCCACTTTAATCTGTAACTTCATAACATCCCCGCATTCTGGTGCGCCTACGATGCCGGTTCCGACACTTGGCTCATCTTTGTTTAAAGAGCCCATATTGCGCGGGCTTTCAAAGTGGTCTAGAACTTTTTTTGAGTATCCCATAATTTTCTCCTTACACTAATTAGCCACACTTGGCATATCCGCATGCTTTGCACGTGACGCACCCTTCCATATAAACGAGTCCCTCGGCTTTGCATTCTGAACAAAGTTTTTCAGAGGCGGTCGTTCCATTGGTGATATATCCTTTAAGAACTCTCGCTACACATTTAGCAAAACTAAACATGTCGCTATCGCGATCCTTTTGCAGCTGTTCCACCACATATTGAATATTTGCTCCGGTCCGGAGCGCAAGCGATATCATGCGTGTAAACGCAGAATGGTTAGGATTGTCAAAAACCCTTACCAGGTCTTTTACTATGAGTGTATCTCCATTCTTGCCAATCTTTAAGTCGTAGACGGCATTCATTGTCTTTCGAGGGTTCTTAACTAAAACACCCTCTTCTCTGCTACGCGGGATTTCAATCAAATTTGACAACCCTCCCATCACTTCGTAAGGTTTTCCGTCCAATAAGCCAACCATGATTACCCACTTCTCTCCCTGGATAGTGGCGCGATGTATACTGCATGGTAATTCTATAGGCCGCTTTGGGGCAGTGTGGTGTGGAAATCTTTCCTTTCCTTCCTTTATCAGCACGCCAGAGCGCGAGCCATCGACATAAACCGTTATCCCCTTAAGGCCTGCCTTCCACCCCTCCATATAAATTTTGCTCACCACGCCCGGAGCGGTGCCCTTGGGCAGATTAATCGTGGAGCTAATGGAGTGATCGATGCTGCGTTGAATTGCCGCCTGGACTTCAATACGCTTGGTCCAGTCAATGTCTTCCGATTCTACAAAGAAATCAGGTGGCGCATCTGCACCAAACATTTTTAAATATTCGCGGACGTTATGGTGAAACACTTTATATTCCAGCCATCTATCTCCCAGATCGTCAACAAAATCCGGCTCTACGTCTTGCTCGTTGTGCGACAATTTGCGGCGGCGGATATAACTATTTTTGAACACTGGCTCGAGCCCCGAAGAAGTCTGAGACATGATAGAGACAGAGCCAGTTGGGGCATTGGTAAGGATAGAAATATTACGACGCCCAAAAGTCTCAATTTTTTCAGACAGATTTTTTGGGAGACTTTTGATATATGAATTGTTTTTCTCTTTTTGCCAATCGAAAACCGGAAAAGCACCTCGTTCTTGTGCCAGGTAGACGCTTTCTAAATAAGCTGTGTCTCGAATGGTCTCGTATATTTCCTCAATGATTTTTATTGCCTCGTCAGAATCGTAAGCCAAATTGAGACGGGCAACTGCGTCAGCTAAACCGTGAGTGCCTAGGCCGGTGCGGCGACCGTTCGCACAGGCGCCGTGCAGATTGTTCCACAATTCTCGTTCGCTTTCAGTGTCGCAAGCCTCCTTTATGCTCTCCAATTTTTCTAGCTCTAGCTCCACGAGGTCGTCAGACAATCGCATGCCGACCGAGGCTATTTCCTTAAGCTTGTTGAAATCAAACACGGCTTTGTCACTAAACGGATTCCGTACCAAATGCTTGAGGTTTAAAGAGATTAATCTACAACTATCGTAGGCAGACAGTGGTATCTCACCGCACGGATTCGTTGTAAGTGTTTGAAATCCTTCATCTTTATAGCATTCCGCTGGCAAGTTTTTAATAATGTTGTCCCACATCAGAAGCCCGGGCTCTGCGGTCGTGGTTGCCGATTCAACTATCTTATCCCACAGTTCGATCGCCGAAACGTCTTTGGTATGGGTTGGTTCAGCAGCGTCAACAGGATATTGTAAAGTAAATGATTCTTTGTTTTCAACCGCCTCCATAAAGCTATCACTTATTTTTACTGAAACATTTGCCCCAGTAACCTTCGACAAATCTTGTTTCATTGTAATAAACTTTTCAACATCGGGGTGTCTGATGTCCATCGATATCATCAGCGCGCCTCGTCGGCCATTCTGCCCTATCATCCTGCATACGTAGGAATAAAAGTCTGCGAATGACCATGCTCCTGTGGTCGTTCGTGCCGAGTTGTTTACCAGCGCATTTTCAGGACGCAAATGAGAAATGTCAAGGCCCACGCCGCAACGACGCTTAAATAAATTAGCAAGATGTTTTCCGGAGTCCATAATGGAACTAATGTTGTCATTAGGCGACTCCACAACGACGCAATTAGACAAAGAAACATTAACATAATTATTACCAACACCCATCATAGGAGAGCCTTGCGGCACAATGTATTTAAAGTTTTTAAAATAAGAAAGAATTTCTTCTTCGGTCAAAGCGTGCTCGGACGTGTCCTCACTAAATTTATCTTCAATGCGCGCGAACTCCCGCGACATACGCACATGCATATCGTGCGGAGTCTTTTCTACAAAGTTTCCCTCGTTATCACGCAAGCAATACTTAGTCATAAAAACATTAGTGGCCAGCTCATCATTATTAAAATATTTTAGGGTGTATTCTCGGACTTCTTCTTCTGTGTACATCTTATCTACTCCCGTTTTTAAACTTCTTATATTTCTCGGCCAGCTTTTGCTTTTGCGCCTGCGGGCTCACTTCAATCTCGTTATCTTCGCTTGGCTCTAGCACTTTTATAGACACAGTGCTTGTATCCATAAAGAGTGGATATATTATACCATCTGGACCGTTCCTATTTTTAGCAATAAAAACTCTTCCTGTGTTAGTATGTTTATCATCGATAGTTCGCGAGATACTAAAGATAAAGTCTGAAACAAAACACTTATTAAACGCTTCCGAAATAGATTCCATAGTTATCACCTCGGCGTTCAAGCCAGAACGATTTGTTTGTGATGCAGTCCAGATAGGGCACTTGTATTCTTGTGCTAATCCGCGAAGCTCTTCGTAGATAGATTCTAATTCGTTACGCTTTTCTCTTTGTGCTGTTACTGGGCGTAATAAATCGGCGTAGTCTACAATAATCATATCAATCGAAACATCCTTCATACGAAGACGTTCGAGATGTGTTTTAAGAGTATGAGTAGAGGCAGACTTTGTTGGGTATTCCTTAATAATAAGGCACCCTTCAATATCCTGTACTTCTTCGTAGATCTTTTCTTTAAAAGTAATTAAATCTCCCAGGTCAATCTTGGTGAGACAACTATCGTACCGAGAACCCACCACGGTGTCTTGCAGTTCCAAGGTGTAATGGATTACCGTTTTACCCTCTTTGAGGGCTTGCGTTCCCAAGTGGACGAGAGCCATAGATTTGCCGGCACCGGTCGGTGCTATAACTACTCCAAGCTCTTTCTGCCCTAGCCCTCCTTTGCATATCTCATCTATAAGAGGCCACCCTGTCGTTATAGGATTGCGAAACTTAGGTTTAAAGCGCTCTTCAAAATCCTTTTTCCAATCATAACCCGCATTGTTATCGGCACCAAGTTTGAGAGACTGATTAATCACCACCGCAATCTCATCAAATGATGAATTCTGAAGCAAACCTATGGACTTGATCATGGCCGACTTCAAGTTCTGTTTACGGCAGAAATCCAACGCTGTATCCTTGATATATTCTTGATTCTCCAAGCCGGCTGCCACCACGCGAGCATAATATTCTCTGACTTGCCTCTGGGTAAGCTCATTTTCGTCGTCGATCCCAGAACGCAAGATGGTTCCAAGAATCTGGCGCGATGGATGCACACCATACTTCTGTCTGTATTGAAAAATTACTTTGAGAAAAAGCTTCAGGTACCGAAGCTCCAAAAAATTAATGTCAAGAACTTCTTCTATCTGATCGGCAAAAGGGCGATCATCTAGGATAACCATGCACAACTGCTCTTGAAACGATTTGCCATAGCGAGAAAAGGTAACCTTCTCTTTTGATTCCATGTTTGCCTCTCTCTGATTCTACTAGTTTTTGAGTGCCTTGTCAATGACAAACCGGTTCATAGTTGCAAATAGATCGCTCCAGTTAAAAACCCCGAAGCCGTCTTCGTTCATCATCTTGATGAACTCTGTTCTATTAAACTCGTATCCCAAATTATCAAACACGTAATCAACCTTTTGCCTGCTTTGTCTAGAGAGGTTGGGATCATATAACTGCATCAACTTGTAGTTCCTTATAATTAGGTTTTTGTTCTCGATAACGCGGTCAAAAAACACCACTCGGCCCTCAGCTTTCTCGCAAAAATCTATAACCTCTTGAAATGAATACTCTTTGTCTTCAAATAAAAATGGTAATCTTTTTTTCACGGTCGGAAGCCCTGCGCCGCCGATGCCTTTGAGATTGTCTGACTTGTCTCCCGCTATCGCCCGGGCCATTGCAAAGTTGCAAGGATGAATGCCATATGTTTCTAAAACATTCTTCGTGGTGAGTACCTCTTTCTGAATGGGGCGAAACAAAACTGTTTCGTTATCACACAACTGAATGAAATCTTTATCACTGGAAACTATTACTTTCTGCCACCCTTTAAGCTTTTCCGACTGAACAATGTAAGCAATCACGTCGTCTGCTTCCACCTCGGGAAACATAAACTGTGGAATGGGAAGTTCATTAAGGTATTCTAAAAGCCGCGTCTGCTGCCACACCTTATTCTCGGTCTCTTCGTCCGGCGTCAGGTTACTCTCGCGGTTGAGACGAATGGGCTTGCGGCCCTCTTTGTATTCCTTCACAATGGCTCGGCGCTTAGCAGATCCCCCCGGGCCATCCCATGCCACCACCACCATGTCTGGCTTGTTTTCTCGCACCAGCTTTTGGAGGATCTTCAAGAACCCCTTAACGCCGCCGATGGGCTGGCCGTTGGTAGACATGCTGGGGTCTACAATGTATGCCCTGAAATATGCATTCAGCGCATCGATGATCATCACTCTT